GGCAAATTCCTGCAATTGGAATTTGACAAAGGGGGGTTTTAACTTTGTTTTGGGGATGGGAACCGAAAAAAGCCTTTTTGCGTGGGAATTCCCTGGGGAATTTCCCCAAACGCTTTACGCATCAACTGTTTTTTGCGTAAACTAATAGAAAGTTAATCGCATAAGGGTAAACCATGAACAACAAACTACCGCCGGAATTGCATATCGTTAATGGAACGAAGGGCATGAACCAGGGTGGATTGCTTCCGCAATCGGTTCGTGGTCGGGTTCCAATTTCCGAATGGATGGATAACCCGGATGCCTGGGATAAGGAACGGTTCGTTAACGAAACCGCCGAATTCCTTTTCAATGTTTACGGCATCGGATCGGAACAGGATCGGCATACCCTGGCAATACTTGCCGATCACCTGGATACATATATCCAATGCAACAAGTTCATTGCCCAACAAGGTTTGGTGGTGGAATTCAACGAAGGCAAAACGATTGGTGCGAACCCGTACATTACGATTCGGAACAAAACGCTTTCCTTGATCCTGCAACTAATGAACGAAATGGGGCTTACCCCGCGAAGCCGCCTGGCACAAACGAAACCCGAAGAAGATTCCGCCGTTTCCAAGTTCTTGCGCGGTGCGAAGGGATAATCCCTTACACCTGGGAAAACAAAACAAGATATGAATTGGCAAGATGGAATCGCATACGCCCACGCGGTAACGAAAGGCGAAATCAATGTATGCCGTAATGTGCGGCTTGCCTGCCAACGCTTTATCAATCAGTACGAAAACAAAGAATGGGAATGGGTATTTGATCCCGATTACCCGCAACATATCCTGGATTTTGCCGCTTGCCTGAAACATACCAAAGGCGTGATGGCGGGCGAACCGGTAATCCTGGAACCGTTCCAAATTTTCTTTCTGTGCGCGATCTACGGGTTCCGATCCAAAAAAGATCATTCGCGCCGAATGGTTACCGATGTGATTTTGTTTATTCCCAGGAAGGCGGGCAAATCCACTCTTACGGCGGTGATCGGTTTGTACGAATTGATTTGCGGGGAACCAGGCGCGGAAGTATTCACCCTGGCAACCAACCGGGAACAGGCATCCATTGTTTTCAATTCCGCCAAAGGTTTTGTGGATTCAATGCCCCAGGAATTGAAGCCCCTGTTTAACCCAACCAAATACGAAATCCAAAAAACGGGTGATTCTCAAACCACCTTCAAAGCCCTATCCAGGGATACCAAAAAAACCGGCGATGGTAAGAATCCATCCTGCGTAATTGTTGACGAAGCCGCGCAGATTGTTGATCGCAATTCCATTGAAGTTTTACATTCGGGCATGGTGGCGCGGGCAAACCCGTTGCGTATCTATATCACCACCGCATCGTTTACAAAGGAAACGAAGTTTTACGAAGATATGGATTTGTTCCAATCCATGTTGACCGGGGAAGCAACGGACAATCCCAGGTGGTTCGGATTGCTTTACGGGCTTGATCCCCAGGATGATTGGAAGGATTCTTCCACCTGGGCGAAAGCCAACCCCATGCATGGCATTACGGTATTCCAGGAAGCCATTGAACAAAGGGCGGAAGAAGCCAAACACAAACCGGCAACCCTTAACGAATTCCTTTGTAAAACCCTGAATGTGTTTGTTAGCGCGAACACCGCCTGGTTGGATCGCGCCCATTGGGATCACCCTGATTGCCTGATTAAAGAAGCCCGCGAACCCGAAGCCGTATTCGTGGGATTTGACCTTGCGGCAACGCGAGATTTGAACGCCTGTTGTTTTCTTAAACGATTTTCCGATGCTGATTACGAAGCCGAATTCCAATTCTTTCTTCCGGAAGAAGGATATAACCTTATTCCTAAACACTACCAGGACATATTTAGGGTTGCCGTTGATTCCGGCATCCTGAAATTAACGCCTGGCAATGTGATGGATGATCGGGAAATTTCCGATTACATAATCAAGCGTTGCGGCGAATTTAAGAATGTGAAGGAAATTGGATACGATGCGTACAACGCCGCATCCCTGGTTGCCCGCTTGCATGAAGCCGGATTGCCGGTTAAAAAGGTGGGGCAGGGCATGGCGGTAATGAACAATCCATCCAAACAGGTTGAACGCCTAATCATGCAACACCAAATCAAACATAACGGGAATCCGTTTGTTGGGTGGCAATTGGGCAACTGTGAAGTTTACGAAGATGTGAACGGAAACATCAAAGTTCGTAAGAATGAAGCAGATAAATCCGCGAAAGTTGATGGAATAATTGCGATGATTATTGCCATGCATTGCGCGTTGGACAATCCAACGCTTTCAAATAGTTGGGGATTTCGCAGTTTTTAGAGTATTATTCGTAAAACTGTGGGGGTAAAACATGGGAATTTTGGACATTTTCAAGCGCGATAAAAGCAAAACCCAACAAGAATCGAATACGGTTCTTGGGCAAACCCAACTTGGTAACCAGGTTCTTTACGGTACTGCCTTGCAAGGCAAGACCGCGCAACAACTTCTTTATGTAACCACTTCAAGCGCAACCACCGCCGGGCGGCAAGTCGATCTTTCGATGCTTACCCGGAACAGTACGATCATGGGTTGCGTTGGCGTTAAAGCCCGCGCCCTGGCGCAACTGCCGAAAAAAGTAATGCTGAAAATGGATGATGGAACATTCGTTGATGCGTTGCAATCGGACAAGACAACCGCCCGCGATAAGGCAAAAGCCAAACAGGTTTTGAACCTGCTATACCAACCCAACAACTTCCAAAACGCATACGAATTTTGGTATCAATGGGCAATGTGGCAGGATTTGACCGGCGAATCATTTACGCTTTGGTGGCGCAAAGATCAAAAAGATCAACTGCAAACGCCTGCGGAAATGTATAACCTGGATTCCACTTTGATTACGGTTGGCATTTCCGAAACCCGGTATCCGTATTACCGCCTTTCCACCCCTTCATACGGTTTTTCAAAAGAAAACCCGTTGGAGTATTGGCAGGTAATGCATATTAAGGAAGCCGCTTGGCAGGGTTCTTCCGGTTTCAACAAAGGCATCCTTGCGGCTGAATTGGTGGGCTTGGATCAGGATATTGACCTGTACGCCAATTACATTATGCAAAACGGCGCGAAGCCTTCCGGTATGTTTACAACGGATCAGGTGATCCCGGATGTGAAATACAAGGAAATTGCCGCCCGCTTGAAGGAAGCCTGGACAAATATGCTTGGTTCCAGGAACCAGGATTTGAGTAAACCAGGTCAAGGGATGTTGTTGGATCAGGGCATGAAATATACCCCGATTGATATGCTTACCCTGCAAGATGCGGAAGCCGCCGCCCTTAAACTGCAAACCATGAAGCGGATTTGCGGTTTGTTCGGTGTTCCGCCTGCAATGCTTGGCATTGGGGAATCCAAATACAATAACACCCAAACCCAATTGGATGAATTCTACAAAACCACGATGTACCCGATGGTTATCAATGTGGAACAGAAATTGAATCAACACCTATTGCGCGGGTATCCGAACCTGGTTGTTCGATTCGATACCAAAGAATTCCTGAAAGGCGCGGTGTTGGATCAAATCAACTTTGTTAATTCGGCGGTGAACGCGGGTATTATGACCATCAACGAAGCCCGCGAATACTTGAACATGGCAAAAATTGAAAACGGTGATGTGATTAAAATCGAACCTACCGATTTCGAACCCGTACCAGGATCAAGCCCCCAGGACACCGGGGGCGGTGGCGGCAATCAAACGCTAAAAGCAAATATTGGCAAAACATGAAGTTGCTGAATAAAATATTGGCAACAATGGCTTCCCAAATTAAGAAGCCAAATGTTAAACTTCCAATAAGCGTTAAGCCCCACAAGATACAAGACGATAACCAATCAATTCACAATGGGGTGATACATGAAAAATCTGAACCTAATTTGCGAAGCAAAATTAAAGGTTAACGAAAGCGCGAACGAAGCCGCAAATCCATCGGGCATGATGGAAGCCCGCGTTACCACTTGGGGCGCAAGGGAAGGTGCAGATGGTCGCAAGTTTAATTACCAACCCGAAGGTTTCATGGATTGGGCAATGCAGTTCCGCGAAGCGGGCAAGCCGTTGCCGATGTTCCTAAACCATAACGATATGGGTATGCCTGTTGGCGAATGGTACGAATTCGATTTTGATGATGAAGGCATGACCGCCAAAGGAAAACTTTTCCTGAATACAAACGCGGGCAATGACCTTTACACCGTTCTTAAAGAAAGCCCTGATTTGTTCGGCGGCGTTTCCGTTGGTGCATACGCCGAAGAAGCCTGTTGGGTTGATGGCGAAGGCAACCCGATCATGGCGGGCGATGATACCGATGAAGCATATTTCCAAATCACCAAAGGCGGTTTGCGCGAAGTTAGCGTGGTGATGTATCCCAACAATCCCAATGCGGAAATTCAAACCCTGGAAGCCTTCGATATGGAAGGCAATCCCAATCCGCGAGTAATCGAAAAACTACTGCGTGAAGCAGGCGTTTCCCGAAAAGATGCAACCACCGCATCTTCAATTCTGAAAAAACTATTGGCATCGCGTGATGTGAAGCCCGCAGTTAATCAGGAAACCCCAATTTCGTGTGATGCGGATGCGGTGGAAATTGAAGCCCAACTAATTCACGCCCTAGAAATGCGCGAATTGGAAAAGGCACTATCTAAACGCATTTAATAAAGGAAATGCAAAATGGAAAAAGTATTTGAAAAACTTGATGCAATCGCGGCACAAAACGAAGCCAAGATTGCCGAAGTAGTCGAAGCCGTTAAAGGCGAAGTGGCTGAAAAGATTGCCGCCCTGGAAGCCAAGGTCGCGGAAGTGAAAGCCCCTGCAATCATTCAAGCACCGGCAAAAACTGTTAAGGGTGATGTTAACCGCATGGTTAAATCGCAACTTAAAGAATTTGTTGCCAAGGGTGATCGCCTTGAAAAAGAAATCAAACTGTTCGAATCTGTCGATCAGTACGATGCGTACATTACCGAAGCAAGCGCACTAACCGGTTCCGGTGCGGGCGTTGGTGGTCGTACCGCTTACGATCCTGTGTTCCACGCCCTTCGTTTGGCAAACCCGATGCGCGGACTTTCCCGCAATGTATCTACCGATGGCGCAACTTATCAGTTCCGCGCTAAAACCGGTAATGCAGGTGCATCATGGGGTTACACCATTCAAAACAACGGTGCGGCAACTACTGAAAACACCAACATTTGGCAATTGAACCTTCAAGACATTAACACCCAATTCCCGATCCGTACTGCGGCGTTGGATGATATTGATGGTTTGGAAGCCAATGTGGTTGATGATATGTTGGTGGAATTCTCGCAAGTTGAAGGCGCATCCATGATCGCCAACAACGATCAAGCGGGTTCTACTACTACCGCAACCGGTGGTACTAATGGTTTGCGTGGTCTTGATTACTATCCTGGCGCGAACGCTTCGTATGCCGGTGGTACTGCAAGCACCGCCGCTTTTGGTACTAGCGGTACGGGCGCAACTGCCGGTTTGCATAGCATTGCAACTTATGACCAGGAAACCACTAACGGTTTTGCCGCAACGAACAATGTTTCGTATGGCGATTTGATTAACTTCCTTTACACCCTGCCGCAACAATATTGGAACAACGGCAATAAGTGGATGATTAGCCCGCTTATGCTTGCCGGTATTCGTGGCTTGAAGGATGACAATGGTACGCCTGTGTTTGAACGCATGGCTCCCCTGGTTACCGATGGCATCGTTGGCAAGTTGCTTGGTTACGATGTAGTTGTTAACAACTATGTGGATAGCCCGGTTGCCGTTGGTGGTTCCGCCGGTACTACTAGCCAATACCCGATGTATTTCGGCGATTTCACTCGCGGACATACTATCGTTGATCGCCTTAACATGGTTCTTCGCCGTTACGATCAAACTGCGCCTGGTTTCATCACCTTCTACGGTGAAAAGCGCGTTTGTTCAAGCGTTGTTGATCCTTTCGCGATCATTCGTTACCGTTCTACTGCAACGGGCGCGTAATTGGATGGGGGGCTTCGCGCCCCCCTTCTTAAATGAACAGGAAAAGATAAATGCCGAAACCAACCGATGCCATGAAAGCCGAAGCCCGCAGGGGTTTGGATTGGCGTAAAGAATTCGGGCGGGGCGGTACAGAAATTGGAGTTGCAAGGGCGCGTGATATAAGCAATGGCAAGGATTTGCCCCGCGCAACAATTGCACGAATGGTTAGTTACTTTGCCCGGCATGAAGTTGATAAGCAGGGCAAGGGATGGAAGCCTGGCGAAGATGGATACCCAAGTGCGGGTCGCATCGCCTGGGCATTGTGGGGCGGCGATCCGGGTAAAACATGGGCAGAAAAGGAATTAAGGAAAATGGACAATAACGCAATCTTTCAAGGCATCAAAGAAGCCCTTGTTGAAGGGCAATCCGTAGTAAACCTGCGCGAAGCAAGTGCGCTAACCGGTTCCGGTTCCGATGCCGGTGGTCGCGTTATTTACGATGATGCGTTTGCCGCACTTCGTTACGCAAACCCGTTCCGCATGGTTTCCCGCCAAATCACCACGATTGGTTCCGATCAAGCGTTTGTGGTCAAAACCGGTAACAGTTCCGATACCACGAATCCTTGGGGTTACGGCGTGAACACCAACGAAGGTTCGCCCAACCAGGCAACTTCGTTTTGGCAACTTCCGATCCGCGATGTAAACGCGGTGTTGCCGGTTCGTACTGCAATCCTTTCGGACATTAACAATCTGGAAGAAACCCTGGTTATGGATTTGGCTTTGGAATTTTCGCAAAACGAAGCGAATTCCATGATGTTCAACAACGATCAATCCGGCACTACCACCACCGCATACGGTGGCACTAGCGGTTTGCGCGGGTTGAATTCTTATCCTGGTAGCACTAGCGCGGCGGCTTTTGGCTCAAACGGTAGCGCGATTACCAACGGTATTCATACGGTGTTGCAGGTAACCCAGGCAAGCGCAAGCGCGGTTGTTTACGATGACCTGGCAAACCTTATGGGCGCATTGCCCCCGCAATATTTGTTCAAGCCAACAACTTGTTGGATGATGCATCCCACCACGATTGCCGCACTTCGTAAGTTGAAGGCAAGCACTACCGCCAACAACTTCCTGGAAGTTGGTGATGAAGATGGTGGCGCGGTGATCCATATTTTCGGGCATCGTGTGATCCCGAACCCGTACATGGATGTTGCCGGTTCCGGCAAGTTCCCTGTTTACCTTGCAGATTGGCAACGCTTCGTTACCATTGCAGACAATGAACAAATGAAGATCACGCGGTTCGAACAAACTGCCCCTGGCTTCGTTTACCTATTCGCTGAAAAGCGCGTGTGTTCAACGATCCTGGATGTGTTCGCAGGTGTTCGCCTAGTTGGTTAATTTAGGGGGTAAAAATGGCGGTTGAAAACCAAACAATTGCCCCGTATTACGCCAATACGCGCAACCCGTATTCGTACGAAAAGATTGAACAAATCAATCGCGATATAAGTACGGGTTGGCTTACCCTGGATGAAATTACGCAACAACTTAATTTGTTCCAGGATGAATCCCAGGATGCGTATTTGGAATCCTTGGAATTGGCAACGCGGATGGCGATTGAAGATTTCGTGGGCTTCGCAATATTTCCAACCACCTTCCGGGTTTACTACGGTAACCCCGGCTTGATGGTTACGGGTACGGCGATGTACCTGGATTTGCCCGAAGTAAGCGCAACTTACAAGGGGCAAACGCCTGGCATCACGATCAACAAAGTTTCATACTTTACCGGTACGGGTACGCCTGCCAAAAACACTTTGGCGGCATCAAACTATTTTTACGACAATTCGGGCAACCGGATCGTGGTAACCAATGGGTTGCCGCAACCGTTGGCGCAAAACATTGCCAACCCAATTGAAGTTGAATATACGGTGAATTCCGCTTTTGCGGCTCAATATCCGGTGGTAAAACAAGCGGGCTTGATGTTGCTTACCCACCTGTATAACAGTCGTTCTACGGTGGGCGATTCGGTGCAAATGAAGGCGGAAATCCCTTTCGGCGTTACGATGCTTTTGCGCCCATACAAACCGTTGGTGATGTAATGACGATTAAACGATACGAAAATGTGAAGGTGAAAACGGTGGCAACCACCACTTCAAGCCTGGGCGAACAAACCACCGCAGTAACGGATTGGTTTGAATCTCGCGCCCTGGTTTCCGATGTGGCAAACCAACTTCGCATTTCCGAACGGTATCGTGTTTACGCTGACCTGGTTAATTTCATGTTCAATTACACGCCGAACATGAAAACGATTGTGGATAACCAGGATCAGTATTCCTTCCAATGGCGCGGTAAAAATTGGCGTATTACGGATTGCCGGGAAACAAATGATCGGCAATATGTAACCTTTGTTTGTTACCGCAATGATCCTGTGGTTCCGGTGTAAACATGGCAAACCAAAATAATCCACTTGAATACGGTGAAGCGATCCAATATCAGTTGGCGCAAACCGTTACGCCAACGCCGGTATATGCAAGTTTTAACCGCAATTTCGCAACCCAACCCAAGTTTTTAACCTGGAACCTGCGGAATGTGCATCAGCCGGTTTATACCGGACAAACGCAAAGCAATAAAGGCATTGATCGCCCGATCTTCCAGGTGAATATCTTTGCCCAATCAATGCAAGATGCTTTCAATTTATCCAACACAATATTACAATCATTGCATGGATATTCGGGGCAGTTTGGCGGCGTAAGTGGTTTTTGGGTTGCCAAGTGCGATGTGAATTGGCTTTACAATACATACGACAATGAATTGGGGTTGAACCAAATTGTTTTGGATTGCACCTTGGACATACCAACATGACAAGAAATTTTTGTTCAACACTTTCAAAAAGGAATTGAAAAATGGCACTTATTAACAAAATTCTTCCGGGTTATGTTGCAACCCTTTGGTGTCAATCCG